ATCTTTACCCGTTGATACAACGCAATCACGCGACACACAACCAATGTTAGATATGGTGTCTGCCAAGGTCATAGAGGCAGGTGATTCTGCGCCAGAGTAGAGCAAGATAGAATCCTGCCCAAAAATCACTAAAAAGTCGTTATGTGCGGCAAGAGCCACTATTTCATCATAGCCGTTAGGCCAGAAGTTAGAGATATCTATTGATCCTGATGACCCAGAGTTCCAATCTGTGCCGTCAAGTACATCGCTAAAAAATACCGTTGATTTATCTGTCGCAAAGTCAGCAACAAACAAACGACCAAATGCAGCTAATACTTCATTGGCCTGTGGCGGTGTACCAGATGCTCCACTGTGGGCTGACATCTTTTGCACAGCACCTGCACTGTTAGAATAAACTAACGGCTCATGCCCTCTCTGGAAGAAGTATGCCTTACTGTTAAAATTAACAATCTTCCAATTGTTTGCCGATACCGTATAAGATCCTGGGGTAGCATCTGCTAGTGTCGATGTCCCAGTAAATATTTTGTTGTTACCTGCTGTAAAGACCTTTGTATTTCCTGCCTCATCGCGGAACTGGTGTACAGCCTCAATGCCAGCAGAAGACCCCAATACACTGCTGCCATTCGATGACACCATCTCATAGCCCTTACGAGCAGCAATCCGACCCTCTTTGTCAATAATGCAGTTGTCTGCAACTGACGCAAAGGTAGGATCTTGGGCCAACGGCGCGTCTTGCGTGTTTATACCCGCAAAACCAGGAGCCGTTATTGTGATGCTTTGTAGTCTCTGAGCCATTAGTTCACCTGAAACGTAAGCTCCGCAGGATAACGATTTGCGTCAAAAGCGATTGCATCTGACAAGGCTGTAGACGCAACAGCGAATTGTTCTGCTGCGGATTGCCCGCCTGTTTCTCCGCGCTCCCGTAATGCCATACCATACGCCAGTTGAATTACCGGATTGCTTGGAATCAACAATACATCTGAGTCTGCGGTAAGATCTGCTTGCGGCACAACTACGTCAAATCTCAAAGCAAATACAGCATTTGGCTCTGGATAGAGCTTTATTTTTAAGTCTTTGTTGGTATCTGTGCCAATAAAAGTAAAATAATCTGGCGAACCCGCAACCACTGCTGTGTTGTAATAAACGTTATTGAAATACGATTTACTTCGCTGATACATAAACTTTTGAGATGTTGTGTTCATTACATCTTTTATTACAGCCAAATCACCGCTGCCTGTGATTGAATACTCACTTGTGCCGCTAGTTGTATTAATAGTTATGGAGTCACGCAACGCCGTCCAATCAAAGGAGTTCTCTACTACTTTCTTGGCATCATTCACTAAGTCACCGATGAGACTTGAGTAGTCTGTGCCATTTACTGTATCTACTTGATCTTCTCGCAATCTTCGCAAGACATTATTAATAAGGTCTAAATACGTCATGCCAATAACCTCCGTATTAGCCCTGAATATTCTGAAACATTGTTCATTTCAAATGACATGGGATCAAATAACTTGCTCGGCTCTGACATTACTGCCGGTACAATCTGCGGCGTAGTAACTAACGTTAACAATCCGGTCGCGCCATCTCTGCCGTCCCGACCATCTCTGCCATCTTTGCCATCTAAGCCATTTCCAGGGCCTGTAGGCCCAGATGGCGGTCCTGCGGGAGGCCCACTGGGAGGCCCACTGGGAGGCCCACTGGGAGGCCCACTGGGAGGCCCACTGGGAGGCCCGCTTGGGGGTCCAGCAGGCGGTACTGAAGGAGGCCCAGCAGGCGGTCCTGCGGGAGGTGTAACATTCGGAGTATAGGTATTTTCCCCACCAATATTTGTTACTGAGGCAACAACATCATTAACATTTGTGCTTCCTGTATTAATCATTGTTGTAGCATTTGTAATTGCCTGACTTGCAGCTACAGATCCTGCACCATATATATCGTTTACCTTGTCTCTCATTACCGCTAGCGTAATTTTTCCATCTATTAGGTCATTTAAAACAGAAAGAAAGTCTCCAGGTTTTGAGGTTTCTTTAAATATCGCGGCTCTTATTCGACCTGCTTTTTCCCTTTCTTCTTGCTCTTTTTTTTCTGCTGCTAATTGTTCATCTGATTTCAACACAGGCAAAACTGGCTTAGTTGGGTCATACTCAGTGCTTCCATTGCCACAATCTTCCAACTTACAGTAGTCTTCATATGACTTTACAAGCTCTTGCTTTACATTAGGATCTGTTTCTTTTCCGATTGCGTCAAAAAAATCTGCGGCTACTTTGTTGTAATTATAAAGATTAGGTTTTTTTTCATATTCTTTTAAAATATCTTTATACAAACCATCAATGTCTGACATACCTGAATTGTCTGTGCCTGAGACAACATCTGTAGCTTGACCAGAAACTATACCGCCTGAATCAATCGTAGATGCTGTTGTATCTGTTGTTAAATCGTCTGTTGTTCGTGCTGACAAATCTACTGTTTCACCATCCAAACTATCTGCACCGCCATCAGATCCCGCAGTAGATGCTGCTGCTGCTGATGCTGCGGCACTAGACGTATCTGTTTGTACAGGGCCGGTCTGCAATGTTTCTAGTATTGAGGGCGTTTTAGTAGGAAGCACATCGCCAGTAACTGTATAGCCCGCAGCCTCTAACGCAGCATTTACTTCTTCTTTAGGTATGCCTAGCGTTTGTTCTACAATGTCAGATGAATATCCTGTTTTTTGTAAATACTCTGCTAAAGCGTCTGCCTGCTGATCTTGAGGAATAGTAAACTGTATGTCACGCAAATCTCTCTGCGCCGTTTCAAATGCTTCTTCAGCAGCGGTATACATACCTTCTGTTTCCATGTATGCCCGCTGTGCAGCATCTTGAAGTATTGCGTTAAATATTCCAGCAAAAGGATATGCTGTTCCCGATCCAATTGTTGTGCTACCTGGTGGGAAAGATGGCGAATCAAAAGAAGGAAAACTTGAAAATAGCCCAGATGGCTTATTTGGTTCTGACATACCTAACCACCCTTACCGTTAGAGCCGCCGTAAAAAAACGCAGCACAAGTACCCAGAATACCGCTCAACTGGCCCAGAACTAGGCTGATTATAGTCTCGTCGTTTTGATCGTGCGGCATAATAGTTACAGCCATTACATACGCTCCATATAGGAGCAACGCTAGTATACAAAACACTTTAGGGGTTATATCCCCTGAGAACTTAGCTCTAGCATCCTTTCGGTCTTCGACCTCAGTTTTAAACGACTCAAGGTCTATTTCCATTTCTCGAATGCGGTTCTTAAAGTCTTTATCAGCTTCTTTGAGTAATACCGCTTTTTCTGGCTCTCGCTCAATCAGATCCTCGATCTCATTAGCTGTAGCCTCCGGCATACCTAGCTTCTGCGCTGCCATCTTGACAGCCATCCCTGCCATCGGCCCACCTGCTGCACTAGCAATCGTTGGGGCAAGGGACTTTAGTAATCCACCTAGTTTCATTTAAACAACAACACCAGTTGTATGATCAGTCGTAAATCAGCTATCGCTTTTATTTACGCCTTCGGCGTTTTCCTCCGCGACAATTTCATCGATCGTGTCACATACATCAGGAACCACTACACCTGCTGTAGCAGACAACGCTGACCTACCTACCGCTCTAATACCTTTGTAAAACTGGCTGCAATAAATTTCTTTATTGTCAATTACACCTTGAACAGATGTGCAACTTGAAAGAGTTAGTAACATTGCGATAGCTAGTATTCTCATCCAGTTTTCTCCATAAACTTTTGCGCTTCTTTGTTGATGGGTTTTACGTTGTCTTGCGTATCTAAAAATCGTTTTAATCTTTGGTTATAACCTTCCATCATATGATCTGCTATTCGATCTTTTAGGTTGCCTCTGTCAGCAACTCTTGTCTCTTTACTAGGATTTATGTAATCAGAATCTGAATTACCAAAATACAACATAGTTTGAGAACTTGATGGGCCATAGCAAAAACGCGGTATTCTTGCCACCATGTCACTGCCATGAACACAAGATATTTGATTATCAAGACTCATTGGCTTTTTAAATCCTTTGAAAAACACATTCGGTTTGCCAAAGGTTATTAGGTTTATATTGTCATGCTTACCATTTAACTTAGCAGCAGATAATTCAGCTAATGCTCCACCCAAACTATGCCCGCAAATTAGAGTGCGCTTTTTAGGGTCAAGATGCTTTTTTATCTTGCCCCATATTGAGGCGTGTTGTGCCACGAATCCACCATGACAAAGCCTACCTGCATATGGCACAGGAACCACACATATATCAGTTAATATGTCGTTTATTTTTCGCTGGGTTCCTCTAAAAACAATAACGTCTATAGATTTTCGTTTTACAACGAATGCTGTTGCGCCTGTTAATTTATTCTCAATTTTTATCGCATCACGATTCTGGTCCTTATATGCCTTAATTGACCAGCTACACGCCATGTTCAGTAGCACAGGATCTAGCTTCATCTCTAAGCCTTAAGAATAATTAAGATAGACAACAACTGATATTTCATCACTCTACCGCCAAGCTAGTTATTGCCATTACAACAATAAATATTACTGCAAATGTTCCTATAATCGCAGCAATATCAATCATTGCTGCCCTAGACTGCGCCTTCTTTTTTGCCTCAGCAATACGCAGGTTTCTTAATCTGGCTCTTTCTCTAATGGTATCTTCCCAAAGGTCTGATCTACCTGAATATAAGAATAAATCTTTTAAGTCTTTTTCAAGCCTAATGGCTTTATCCTTCTGAAGCGTTATTTCTAAAGCCTGCGCCTCTATAGATTTGCCGCCAAACAACTTCTGTATCGCGCCACTATTTGTAGCTTGCTGCTCAAGTACGCTTATCTCTTCTCTTGCATCAAAAAATTTACCTATTGCTCGACCCATATCGTTAAGGTCTTTACCTTCCTGAACCGCTGTCTTCATAAAGCGGTAAGCAGAAGCGCAAACATTTACTGCTGCTATAATCTCAGCGGCCATTAGTAAACTCGTACACCGTCCTGGTTAGGATCTACAAGTATCGGCTTGCAATACGCTGTAATGTTAGATGTGC